ATGAGCAACGAAACAGACTGGGACGAGCTCTCGGACGAATACACCGAGCACACCCCCGCCATCATCGGCGAGACCATCCGCCCGCAAAGGGCGATCACGATGGATGACATCGACGACATCTTCGCCGGCCGCCCCCTCGCCGACCAGCCCCGCCGGAAGGCCGACGTGCTCTACAAGGCATACCTCACGCCCGACATGGACGCACGGGTGCGGGCACAGGCCGAACGAGAGCACATCGGCAAGAGCGCTCTGATTCGCAAGGCGCTGGCCGCATACCTGACCGCCAATCAGGCACAGCCCGCGATGGCCTGACCCATATACGACGAAAAGCCCCCGAACCATACCGTGAGTGCGGTAGGTTCGGGGGCTTCTTGTTATTCGGTCTTGGATGCCTTGGCCTTGAGGGTGCTTGCGCCGATGACGACGCCGATGGTCAGGGCGACGGCGTTGATGGTCGTCGCGGCCGGATCGGCCCATGTCCAGCCCCATACGGGGCCGAGGCTCATGGCGCTCGGCACGGCCAGAAGAGTGGCGGACGCGCTCGAGATGACGATCGACGAGTTCGAGTCCCGCCTCTGACGCAGGCATGCAGAAGCGCCCCTCGACTCCTATGCATGGAGCCGAGTGGCGCTACTTGTTTAGAATCTGCCGGTGTTGAGGCGGCTTTGGAGTGCGCGTGCGGTGCCGGGGCCGAACCATGAGTCCTGGGCGACGCCGAGGTGTTTCTGCAGGGCGCGGATGGTGGCGGGGCCGAGGAGCCCGTCCGCGGTGAGGCTGAGCTTGCGTTGGACGGCGCGGATGAGGTTGGAGCCGCCGCCACCGTAGCGCACGCACGAGTCCACGAGCGCGGGTCGGCCCCATGTCCGGCCGTCCGGCCTGTACTGGCCGCTGATGATGCCGTCCACGCTGGTGCCCATGACCTGCTGCCAGCGGCGGATGGTGGCCGGCCCGCAGGAGCCGTCTACCGTGAGCCGGCCCGTGCCGCCGCTGGATGCGGTGCCGCCGCCGGACGACGTGGCGCTGCCACTGTAGGCGGGGCGCAGGATGGCGGCGATGGTGTTCCATGCGCGGGTGCGGCGTGCTACGCGCCCGTTGTTGGTGTTGCCCTCGATGGTCTGGATGTACGAGCCGTGGTTGGCTTCCACGAAGCCGATGTGGTCCACCACGCCGCCGTCCCAGTTGAATATCACGATGTCGCCGGGTTTGGCGCTGCGCGTGCTGACCGCGCGGGAGCGTCCCGCGCTGAGCACGTATGGCACGTAGGCGGCGGGCAGTCCCGGGAACGCTTGGCCGGCACGGCTCATGACCCAGCTGACGAACATCGCGCAGAACGGGACGCCCGACGCGCCATAGTATGAGCCGTGGGATTGGGCGTACCAGCGCCCGTACTTCGTGCCCGGCTGCGGGTCGGTCCAACGGGAATAGCCGATTTCGCCCGCCGCGATGCGCAGGACTTCACTCGCCGTCGCCATAGGACACCTCCTCGATGGGTGCCACGTCAGCGGTCGCGTCGGCTCCCCTGGAGTCGGACACCGCGTAGGCCGCCTGAGCTGTCCCGGTCGTGGCGTCGGTGTCGGTGGCGTCGGTGTCGGTGGCGACGATGTTGGCTTTGAGCGCGTCGGTGAGCTGCTGTCCCTGCACTGCGGCACCGGTCAGGTTGTTGTTGCGCCACCACGCGTACACGGATGCGATGACGGCGATGACGCCGGTGATCGCCGTGCTCACCTGATCGGTGGTGAACGGGAGCTGGCTGATGCCGGCGATGCTCAGGCCGGTCTGCGCGACGCTGAATAATTGGACGATGAGCAGGATGATCGCCTTGGTGCGTTCCACGGTCAGGCCGGGAATCGCCGGGCCGGTGGCCTTGTGGTCGGCCACGCCGGTGGTGTTTGCCATAATGGTTCTCCTTACAAAAGAAGCCCCACGGGTGTGGGGCTTTGGTTGGTTTTACAGAGTCGGACGCGCAATCGCGCGTCCGCGTAGGTGACGCCGAACATCGTGGCCGGCATCGGAAGCCACCGCCGCAGGTTCTCCCGCACGGTGACGGGCGCATCAACCTACTGGGTGCCAGCCCGGATGGTCAATGTGGCCGTGCCGGGCTTGACGCCGTTGATGGTGATGCTCATGATGGCTTTCCTCCCAGCCGGGGCGCAATGGGCGCATTCTGGATATCGTTGTTGACCTGGGTGCCGTGGCCGTTGCCGCCCAATCCGTGATAGGCGTCGTAGACACGTTGGGCGCGGAGTTTGAAATCATTGTCGGCGACGCCGTGGTGGTCGTGCACCATCGTGTCCTGCTGCTGTTCGAGCTTGCACAGCAGAAGCGTGCGCAGCGCCTCGTCTACGAGTTTTTCGTGTTCGCAGCCGCGCCTCATGTCGGCCATCAGCTGCTCATGCTCCGCCCTTCGGGTCTCCTCGTCGGCGATCTGCGAGCGCAGGTTTTTGAGTTGGTGCCAGAGGCCGGCGGCTATGGCGCTGATGGCGGCGATGAGGAGGCCGGCGACGACGCTGGTGATGATGTCGTCAGCCATGTGGCTCCTCTCTGATGGGATGTCGCATTGGCGATCCTCTCTGTGTGTGATGGTGGAATTCCACGGTGCGGTCGAGCCGGTCGAGGCGTTTGGGGGCCATCCGACGGCCACGCCCCCGCCGGAGGAGACGAGCGCGACGAGGACGGTCAGCCATGCGGGCGCGCCCATCTCAGGCCCTCGCCCTGAGCAGCAGGGTGCATGGGTCGGGTTTGGCGGTGTCGGACGTGTTGGTGGTGGTGCACACCCACTTGCCCATGAGGGTGTCGTAGTTGTATTCCTTGGTCCTGGCGTTGCCCGCGACCGGCAGTATCAGATAGGTGCCGGCGGTGGGGCTGGCGGCGAGCGCGATGCGGCTGCCGGCCCGGTCGTAGACGGAGAAGCTGAACGCGTCGTAGTAGCCGCCCTGGGTGGTGATGACCCATTGGCGGATGATGCACAGCCAGATGCCGGGCGCGACCTCGAGCGCGTCGCCCATGGTGGCGCCGCCCTCGCCCATGAGCGTGCTCGCTGTGGCGGTGAACGCGCTGATGGTGCCGTCCGTGTCGGCGGTGATGGTCGTGCCGTCGGGTTTGACGACGCCGAGCGCGGTGCTGGTGGCTTTCTTCAGGCCGATGGTCGTGTTTTCGGTGCCGTGGAACTCGATGCCGTCGGGCATGGCGTTGTCCCCGAGCTTGAACGACAGGGCGAGGTGTTCCCCGTTGCGGGTGACGACGGGGAACGAGCGCGAGTTCGTGTAGTCGCTGTTGCTGACCTTGACGCCGCCGAGGGTCGTGTCGCTCGCGACGGGCAGCTCGTACTGGCCTGCGGAGGCGTCGAGGGTGCCGTCGGCGCGCACGGTGAGGTTGTCGCCGGGTTTGACGACGCCGAGCGTGGTCGCGGTCGCGGGCGTGCCCGGGTCGCCGGGGTCGCCCTTTGCTCCCCGGGGCAGGCCGAACGCGAGCGTGGTGTCGCCGGCCGCGTCCCGGGTGGCGGTGACGGTGGCGTCCATGCCGGCGTCGAGGGTGCGGGCGGTCACGCCGGCGATCCGCTCGCCGCGCGGGATGTCGAGGATGAGGCTCCTGTCGCCCGCGCCGTCGGTGGACATGCTGGCGGCCGCCTGCTGGGAGGGGTTGACGGTGTTCGCGGCCACGCCGATGATCCTGCTGCCTCGGGGCACGCCGACCAGGAGCGTGTAGTCGCCCTTGCTTCCGGCCTGCAGCATGCTGGCGGTGGCGGGCTTGTTGGGGTCCAGGGTGGTGGCGCCGGCGCTGGTGACGCCCGCGCCGCGCGGGATGGACAGGTCGAGGACGCGCTGCAGGCCGCTGCCGCGCAGCGAGGACGTGGCCGGCTGGTTCGGGTCGAGGGTGGTGGTGTTGCCGCCGGTGATGCGCGCGTCCGAGACGGCCTTGTTGATGCGGATGATGGCCTTGTCGGCGTCGAGGATGAGCTGTTCGATCCGGCCGAGCTTGTCGTCCGCGTCGGGTGATGTGGCGTCGAAGACGGAGCGTTCCACGAGCCCGTAGAAGTTGCGCGAGCACACCTTGTTGCCGCCGCTGCTGATCTCGATGCCCAACAGGATGCGTCCGGGCTTGGCGAGCGCCTTGCGTGGCACCGCCGCGCGGAACGTGGCCGTCGCCGCGCCGCTGACCGCGTTCATGGTCACGCGGTCACCAAGGTCGCTGCCGGGACTGGTGTTGTAGGCGAGCGCGCAGGTGATTCCGTCGGTTGTGGTGATGGGTGTGCCGTTGTCGGTGAGTTCGACGGTGATGGTGCGGCCGTTGACGTCGCCGCTGTTGAGGCGGACGTCTGCGATGTATCCGTTGGCGAGGTCGAGTTGGATGGGTTCGCCGGCGGCTTCGCGGAAGCTGTCAAGCGTTGCCATTGTCGTCGTCCTTGTTGAGTTGGTCGGTGAGTTGTTGGTTTTCCTTGGCGAGTATGTCGATCTGGGCTTGCAGGGCGGCGATTTGCACGGTGCTGTCGGCGATCATTTCGCGGAGTTTGCCGATCATGGCCGGGTGGAGGTTCTTGTCGTCCATCAGACGTGTTCCTTTCCGTTGTCGGAATGGGTGAGCGATTCGATGAATCGGTCGGTTGCGCTGACGATGTCGTCGGCGTGCGCGGCAAGGAGGTTGCTGAGTTCCGTTGATTCGACACCCTCCGGCAGAGCGATGGTCGTCGGGGTGTCCGTTTCATCGGCGGATGCGATGGTTGTGGCGGCGGATGGTAGGGGTGGGAGGCCGAGCAGTCCGCGCGTTTTGTTGCGGCCGGCGGTGAGCGGATCGTCGGGTGTATTGTCGTCGGGCGCGGTGGTGGTGTTGATGGCGTTTTCGATGGCGTTGTAGGCGCTGGTCCATGCGTTTTCGCCGGTTTCGGGGTCGGGGGCTGGTTCGCCGTTGTCGCGGACGTGGAGGATCGCGGCGACGGCTTCCTCGTCGCTGTCGATGCCGAGGAGTGTGCGCCATGAGGCGATCGCGGCGAGTGGTATGGCGTCGTGGCGCATGTCGGGTGTGGGTGGGGTGGTGGTGATGGTCGCCATGCCGTCGGTGACTTCGGCTGGCGGCGCGGCGTCGGCAGTGGTGAGGGTGCGGTCTATGAGGAGTGTGGGTTGGCCGTTGATGGTGGTGATTTGCATGGTGTCTCCTATTTTTTGAGGAAGCCTATGGTGTTGAGGTAGTAGGCTTTGGTGCCTATGTAGAGGTTGCTGTGGTTTACGTTGATGGAGAGGTTGGAGACGACGCCGGTGCTGTTGTTCTTATTCCAGTGGGCGGTGACTTCGGTGACGACCTTCTCCGGCCCGGTGGATACCCAGACGAGCCAGCCGCTGGCCCCGCAGTCGGATACGGTGCTCCAGATCAGCGCCCAGTCGTCGCCTCGGTGGTCCACGGTGGCGAGCGCCTTGTAGGAGCCGTATTTTGCGGGATTGGAGGATGTGAAGGTGTACTGGCTGTATGTCATGGGTGCGCCGCTCTTGTTTACCCACCATGCCGTTTGGAAGGTGTTTCGTCCGTTGATGCCGCCGAGGTAGCCGCCGAGGTACATGTATCCGGTGCTGATGTCGGCGACCAGTCCGATTTCGCCATTGGCGTCGCCGGCGGTGGCGTAAACTTTCGCCTTGCTGCCGGTGGCTTTGACTCCTGCGCGGCAGGTGTCGGACGGGGACCATGCGTTTAGGATTGCCTCGCCGCCGTGGCCTTGCCGTGAGTAGAGGTCGAGGCTGCCGCCGCTGTCGGTGGTGGAGTCCTTGGAGTATTCGGTGTTGGCCATGAGGTACGCCTGCGATTCGATCTTGCTGGTGTCGCTGAGGTACTTGTGGCTCCAGAATCGTCCGAACGCGCCGGGGGTGCCGGCGGTGCGGTAGCCGGACAGCATGGCGAGGCCGCTCATGTCGCCGGTCTTGTTGCTCCTGGAGTACGACCATATGCTTGGGCTGGAGGCATAGGCGCCGTCGAGTGGGAAGCTGATGCCGCTGCCGTCGTAGGTTTCCGTGCCGCCGATCTGGTAGCTGTCGAAGTCGGGGCTGATCCTGACTCGTTTGCCGGTTCGGGCGGTCTGGAAGGTACCGACGAGCAGGTTGCCGGCTCCATTGCCGTCGAGGTGGACGGTCTCATTGCCGTTGGCGTCGGTCATGACGAACCGGCCGGTGTCGAGGTCCCAGTAGTTCAGGCCTGCGGCGCCGGAGAGTCGGCCGGTGAAGATTGTGTCGGCGAAGATGCCCTTGCCGTTGGCGAGGCTGCGGAAGTCCCAGTCTCCGTTTGCCTTCTTGTGGTCGGCGATGCGCCAGTAGCCGCCGCCGATGTGGATGCATTGGGTGGGGTTCTGGTCTTCGGGCTTGTCGTACACGTAGATGCCCTGGCCGGGTTTGAGGTACGTGTATCCGCCGGTGGCGTTCATGATCTGGTTGATCCGGTCGATGAGGTCCTTCATGTACGGGCCGGCGCCGCCGGCGGCGCTGTTCCATGCGCCGGAGTTGGAGACGAGCTTGTCCAAGGCCTGCTGTTGGGCGGCGAGGCGCTGCGTGTAGGATTGCCGGATGTTGCCGAGGGTGATCTTGGTGTCGGCGAGGCTGCCGGCCAGGTCTTCCTCGATCTGGAGGATGCGGCCTTCGAGGCGCAATGGTGTGGTGAAGCTGGTGTCGATGATCTGCACGCCGTCGCCGACGTCCGTGCCTTCCGCGCTGAGGCCGGCTTGTCCGAGGGCGGTCACGTCGGCCGTGTAGGAGACGACGGGCGTGGTGCGGGTCTTGAGCGCGTTTTTGGTGAGGGTGAGGAGTTCCTTGGGGTCTTCGCAGTCGGGGAAGTCCACGCTTGCCTCGCTGTGGTGTTTGGTGCCGTCGGGGCCGGGTATGCCCCAGTTGGCGAGCGCTTGGTCGTCTTGGACGTAGGGTTTGCCGTCGTTGACGTCGGCGAAGCTGATCTTGCGGCTGTATCCGCCGGTGGCCTCGCCTTGGTCATTGGTTTGTTCGATGCCTTTGCCCCACCCGTAGAGGCGGGTGATGACGTCGCCGCTGTCGATGTCGCGTTTGATTTGGGTGAGGTCCTTGCCGTATTCGAAGCGTTTCGTGGTGTTGGTGGAGCCCCGGTGTTCGACGAGGTGGATGATGCGCCGGCCGATCTGGTTGCCGGTCGGGTCGGGCTGGTATTCGGTCTGGACTTCGAGCCCGTAGGTGTCGGCGGTCTTCTGGACGGCGTCGAGGACGGTGCAGTGGTAGAATGCGAGGTCCGCCGTGCCGGTGATGGTGCCGGTCTCGACTGTGCCGACCGCCCACCGGGTGCCTTCGAGGGCTTTGGTCAGGCAGGCTTTGGCGTTCGCCTTGCGGTTGCGTTTGTCCTCGATGTACGTGCGCGAGAGTTCCGCGATGCTGCCGGTGCAGTAGGCGACGGTGACGGGCATGCCTGCGGCGCGGGCGGTCTGGGTGGACTGGCACAGGTATTCCGCCCAGCGGCCCATCGAGTCCTTGAACACGATGCGTTCGTCCTTGTTGATCTCGCCGATGGTGGTGATGTCGAGGGTGTCGGTCGCGTCGGTGGCTCTGGTGCGGATGGCCTTGATGGCATAGGGGAGGTCGCCGAGCGGGTTGCCCCAGCGGTCGAACAGCATGTATCGCATTGGTGCTCCTAGATGAGGGTGAGTGGCCTGTACGTGAGGCTGGCGCTGGTTGCGCCGGTGAGGGTGAGCGTGTTCAGGCCGGGCAATAGGGGGAAGTAGTCGGATTCGAGTGTGGGGGCCATGAGGTTGCCGTTGACGCGCAGCTCGCGCTTGTCGGGGTCGGTGATGATGGTGATGCGGCCGGTGATCGCGGTCATGCCAGCGATGGCGAGGGTGTGGCCGTGCGCGTCCTTGACGCTGATGGTCTTCGCGCCGTTGGCGGGGGCGATCGTCCATGTGGGCCAGCATGGCCGGTTGCCTTTGGCGTGGATCGTGGTCGCCCCCGTTTTGAGCGCGGCGGTGATGGTGCGGCCGATGAGGCAGGGATGGGCGTCGATGGTGGCTTGCACGAGCGTGGCGATCTGGTGGTCGCCGGTCCATTTGTCCTCCCATGCGCCGAGGCTCAAACGTCCCTCGTATTCGCCGGGCAAGCCGCGCCATGAGAGCGTGACCACGGTGCCGGAGAGGGCGGCGAGGCGGGTTTTGGCGGTGAGGATGTCGTCTTCGCCGCCGATGGCGTACAGGTTGAGCGTGATGGTGCGGTTGCCCATGTATGCGGCCCCGGTCGGGTCGGTGAGGGTCAGGTCGAGCCGGCCGTCGCGGCCGGGCATGTCCTGCATGCTCACCGTCGGCGCGGCCTTGTCGATCGCGATGCCGGCGGAGGTCAGGGAGAGCATCATGCGTTCCAGCGGCGTGCCGTTGAGCGTGGGGTCCTCGACATGCGGCAGGCGCATGCGTCGCTGGTAGAGCATATGCTCTCCTCTCTGGTTTTAACGGCCTCTCATGGCGAGGCTGTTGAGTTCGTAGCTCATGGGTTTGGCGAGCTTGCCGGCCATGACCTCGCCGCCCCGATCGGACAGGTTGAGCGTGATCCCGGCCGTGAGCGCCTGATCGATCGCGTCGATGATGTCCTGCTTGGTCGCGTACTCGGCCGTATGGTCGTCCACCGTGTAGGCGATCCGGCCGTTGCCGACGACGGCCGAGTATGCGAGCGGGGTTTCGAGCCGGCTGGCGTCGGTCTTCAGGCTCACGGTCGGGACCATGTCGGTCAGTCCGTCGATGCTGTCGGCGACGAGGCCGCTGGCCTTGTCGATGCCTTGGGCCATGCCGGCGGGTATCCATTTGCCCACTTCGTCGCGGAAGATGCGTGACGGGCTGTGGATGCCGAGCACGCCCTTGGCCCAGCCGATGAGGTTTTTGCCGAGATTGCCGATGGTGTCCTTGACCCATTTGAACGCTCCGCCGATGCCGTTGATGAGGCCTTGGATGACCTGACGGCCGGTGTCGTACAGCCATCGGCCGGTGCCGCTGACCGCGCCGAGCACGGTGCTTTTGATGCGGCCGACGGTGTTGCTCACGCTCTGGATGCCGTTGGACACGGCCGATGTGATGCCGTGCCAGATGTTTCCGAGGAACGAGCTGACGCGGTTCCATACGCTCGTCCATACGCCGCTGATGGCGTTCAGGACGGTCGAGATGGTGTTGCGCACATTCTGGATGCATGTGGACACCACGCCGCTGATCGCGTTCCAGATGGTGGACACCACGCCGCTGATCGCGTTCCAGATGCTCGCCCACACGCTCTGGATCGCGTTGAGGACGTTGCCGATCGTGGTCTTGATGCCGTTGATGATCGGCGTGAGGAACGCGACGATGCCGTCCCATGTGGTCGTGAAGAACGATTTGATCGCGTCCCATGCGCCCTGCCAGTCTCCCTTGAGGAAGCTGAGGAACACGACGATAACTGTGCGGATCGCGTTCACCACGGTCGAGATGCAGGAGCTAATCAGCCCGAAGATCGTGGACACGACGTTGTAGATCGCCGTCCATACGGTGCTCCATACGGTGTTCGTGCTGTTCATCTGCTGGGTGATGAACGAGAGTATCCAGCCGAACACGGTGTTGATGCCGTTCTGGATCGCCTGCAAGGGTGCGACGATGAGCGCGCCGATGACGGTGAACACGTTGACGATGAAGTCGCGTATCCCGTTGAATATCGTCGTGGCGGTCGTGCTGATGCCGTTCCAGACGCCGGACAGGAACGAGGTGATCGACGTCCATGCGCTGGTGATGCCGCCGCTGATCGCCGACCACAGATTGGCGAGGAATTCGCCGAGCCCGTTCCATATCGCCTTAGCGCCCTCCACGAGCGCGGCCCATGTCTCGGACAGCCATGAGGTGAACGCGGCCCATGCCTTGCGCCCGGCCTCGGTCTGGGTGAAGAACCATGCGAGCGCGGCCACGACGGCCGCGACGGCGACGGCGATCGCGCCGATGGGGTTGGCGGCTATGACGGCGTTGAACGCGCCCTGCACGGCGGTCGCCATCTTCGTGGCCGTGCTCCATGCGGTCTGTGCGGTCTTGACGAGGCTCAGCCCTCCGGCCATCTGTTTGAGCATGGCGACCGGGCCGCCCAGGTCCGTCATGAGCATGATGCCGTTGCTGACGCCCTTGGCGGCGGTCGTCACCGTGTTCATGGTTCCGGTGAGCGCCTGCAGACCGCTGTTGAGCGCCTGATAGCCCTTGACTGCGGCGAACGCCGTGCCGATGCCGATGATGATGGGCGCGAGTTCCTTGCCGTGCCGGACGAACCAGTTGAGCGTGTCGGCGACGAGTTTGATGCCGTTGGCGAGACCGTCTGGGGGGATCATGTGCGCCCAGTCGATGACCATGTTGACGACGCCCATGATCGCGTCCCGAATGGTGTCCCATGCGCTTTTGAACGCGGTGATCGCGCCGTTTTCCTCCAGTTTGGAGTAGAGGCGCTGGAACCAGCCGATGAGCCCTTCGATGCCTGCCTGGACGACGGGCACGGCGTTGGTGACGCCGTCGGCGATCCAGCTCATGCCGCCGGTGATGGCGGGTTTGGCGGTGTCGAGCACGCTCGCGCCGAGCTTGACGAACGCGGCTTCGAGGTTGCCGGTGGCTCCCTCGATGGTGCTGGCGCTGGTGGCGGCTTCCACGGCGGCGTCGGTGAAGCCCAGGGACATGATCGCGTCGTTGAATTCCTGTGCGGTGATCTGCCCGTCGGCCATGGCGTCGCGGAAGTTGCCGGTGTAGGCTCCGGCTTCCTTGAGCGCCTGTTGGATTTTGCCGCTTGCGCCGGGGATCGCGTCCGAGAGCTGGTTCCAGTTCTCGGTCGTGAGTTTTCCTTGGCCGGCGGTCTGGGTCAGTACCATCGCCACGCTTTTGAAGGTGTCGGCCGATCCGCCGGCGACGGCGTTGAGGTTGCCTGCGGCTTCGGCGAGCCGGTCGTAGTTGGGCACGCCGTTGGCGGCGAGCTGCGCGGTGGTGTTGCGGATGTCGTTGAGGTCGTAGACGGTCTTGTCGGCGTAGTCCTGCGTGCTGGCGGTGAGTCGTTTGATCTGCCTCTCGCTGACGCCGGCGAAGTTCAGTGTGCTGGCGAACTTCTGGGCGCTGTCGGAGGCGCTGGTGATTTCGCCGGACAGGCCCATGAACGCTTCGATGGCCTTGCCCGCGACGCTTTGCGCGATGCCGGTGATGACGCCGAGTTTCGCGCCGAAGCCGCCGGCGAAGCCGTTGCCGGCTTTGATGCCGGCGGTGTTGCCAGCGGTTTCCGATGCGCTGCCGAACGCCGATTCGATGGCCTTGCCGACGCCCTTCATGCTGGGCACGACCTGCACGAACGCGGTGGCGATCTCGATTGCCATGTTATGCCTCCCTGATGGTGGTGCGCGGTGCGGCCAGGTATGCGTTTAGTTGTTCGTCGTCCATCGCCATGACCTCGCCTCCCGTGGCTTCATGCCGGACGGTGCCGGGGCGTTGGAGTTGTCCGCGCCAGCGCGCGCCCTTGCGTGAGGCTTCCTTGGTTTTCGTCCAGGCGAGGAAGGCGAGGCTGTCGCGGATGTCGGCGAGGAGGTAGGTTTGGTCGTCCCATGCGAGTCGCGGGTTGATTTTTTGCCAGATGATGGCCTGGCGGGGCAGGTTGGCGGCCAGTGCGGCCGCCAGGTTGGCGGGCAGTTCGCCCGTCCATATGAGGTCGGTGTCGAGCCCATAGAAACGCTGGAAGTCCGCTTCGAGCGCGTCGGGCGCTGTGGCGAGCATTCCTATGAGCGTCAGGAGTTTGGGGCGACCTGTTCGAGGAGCTGGGCGATGAATTCGCTGACCTTGTCGATGCTCACGCGGCCGGTGTCGGGGTCGCGCAATGCGTCCTTCATCGCCGTGTACCGGTCGCCGCACAGCTTCTTGAGGAAGGGGACGATGGCGAACGCGCCGGTGCCGTCTCCGGTCTGGGCGGTCTGGAGGTCGTAGAGGTATTCGACCATGTCGAGGTCGTTGAAGATCGCGGGGCTGATGGTGACGGTGACGCCCATGACCTCGACGGTCTTGGGCTGGTTTTTCGGTGTCTTGTGGTCATGCGGCTGCTTGGCTGCCATATGCGTGTCCTTTCAGAGGGGGTGCGCCCGCCGGACGGCGGGCGCTGGGTGGAATTCACTTGCCGAGCGAGGCGGCGGTGACGTTGGCGATGTATTCGACGCTGGTGGCTCCGTTGATGAGGTCGCTCGGGTTGGCGCTCATGGTCACGCCGTAGCCGATGGCGTCGCCGGCGCTGTAGGTGGTGTCGTCGAATTCGGTGATGGTGCCGTCGGCGACGACGATGCGCTTGACGCGTTTGCCGGTCATGGCGATCTCGAACACGAGCACGAGGCTTTCGCCGGACGGGATGGCGTGGTAGACGGTGAGCTTGTCTGCGGTGCCGGTGACGTTGGCGGTGCCGAAGCGCAGTTTGAGGCTGGCTTCGTTGGTTTCGATCATGTTGAACTGCCATGTCTCGCCGTAGCCGCTGATCTCGGACAGTACCTTGATGCCGCCCATCTCGTTGATGTCGGTGGTGTCGGTGTCGGTGGCGTTGGTGACGCCGTCCTCGCTCAGGTAGCCGACGCAGGTGTATGCGGTGGTCAGGGCGGTGGTGGCGTCGGCGGGCAGGGCGGTTCCTGCGGGCGCGTAGTAGAGGCAGCCGGTCTTCTTGGGCTTGCCGAGGCTGACGTTTTTCTTGTTGTTGTGGTTGGTTTCGGCCATGATGGTGCCTTTCGGATGGTGCGGCGTCGTCTTATTGGGTGGCGGCGTCGAGCTGGATGGTGATCTGGTATCGGGGTTGGGGCGGCGGGCCGGGGTCGGGGAAGTCGGCGACGCTTTCCACGCTGACGGCGGCGATGGGGTCGAGCAGGTCGAGGTCGAGCAGTCGGGGCAGCACTTGGCTCGTGGCGAGCTGGGCGGCCTGCCATCGGCTTTCCGCCCATGCCTGCACGGCGATGGTGGGATGGCTGCTGTATTCGTTCTCGTTGCCGCCGACGCGCTCGATGGTGACGAGCCTCTTGGGTCGGTCGGCGGGCACTTCGAGGTATGCGGTCAGCCCGTCGCCGTCGGGGTCGGTGTCGATCCAGTCCTTGACCGTTTTTTCGAGGTTGATGCTCACTGCTGTTTCACCGCCTTGAGCAGCGTGTTGTGTTTCGCGTTGTCGAACGCGGCCGCGACGCTGCCTTTGGTGGTGGCGAGGGCGACCGCGCCGTGGTCGGTGGCGTGGGCCACGGCGTGGTCGTAGTGGGCGTTTTTGGTTTGGGCCAGCTCGTTGGCCGTGTCGGCGATGCGTTTTGCCTGCTCGGTGATGACGTGCATGGCTCCGGCGGATTGGCGGACTTGGCGGAAGCCGGCGAGGTTGAGTTTGACTTTCGGCATGGCGTGGTCTCCTATCCTCTGGTGTCGGCGAGTTCGACGGTGAGGTTCCATCGGGTCGGGGTCATGCCGCCCGTGTAGGGGCGTGGGTCTCCGATCACGGTGTATGCGACGCCGTCGATGACCGCCTTGGCCCCGCGCAGGCTCCGGTAGGGCCATGCGCGGGGCATGTGGATGGTTTTCGCGGTGCGGATGCCGTCGGGGCGGATGCCGTCGGTGAGGTTCGACTGGCCGCCGTCCTGTATGAGCACGTCGTCCACCTGTTCCTCGCTGATGTTCCAGATGATTCCGCCGCCGGGGTCTTCGCCGGCTTTGACGCGGTGGATGAGGGTGATGGTCTCGCCTTTCATGCCGCGCCTCCGGCCATGTCGTAGGCCCATGCCTCGCCGTCGCCGCCCAAGGCCTCCTTCTCACTCGTGGTGAGGTAGAGGTCGCCGGCCGGGTTGGCGTAGCTCAGGCTTTCGCTGTAGCTGCCGGCGGTCTGGGTGGATTGGGTGACGCCCGACATGTCGGGGCCGGCCTGCATGGCTCGTTTGACGGCCATGCAGGCGATGCGCTTCAATGTGGCGGGCTTGGCGGTGTGCCACTGCGGGCAGGTGGTGCGGATCATGTCGCTCGCGTCCTGTAGCAGCGTCTCGGCGCGGGTTCGTTCGGCGCCGGTGAGCGCGTGCCATCGGGCTTCGAGGTCGCCGACCTGCGCGAACGGCTTCTCGTCGTCCGTTTCGTCCTCTCCCCCGCCGGCCTGCGTCACGGTTGTGCCGTCGGACAGGTTGAGCGGGGTGCTGGGGTATCCGTCCATGCGGGGTCTCCTTAGGCGAGCAGGCCGGCGGCCTTGAGCTTGGTCAGCGTGGAGTTGACCTTCGCGACGATGGCCGCCGAGTCGGCGGATGCGGCGAGCTGCGCTTCGGCCGCCTGCTGGAGCACGCCGCCGCGCGCGCCGGCGGTCGGCGCGGGCGGCGTGAACGTAGACGGCTTGCCGGCGATGGCCGACCATGCGATGGTTGCGACGCCTTCCGCGAACGGGGTGCCGTCGGGCTTGACCAGACGCACGGGAATGGACAGGCCGGTCTCGTCGGCCTCGTCGTGTTCCTGTACTACGAGCGTCTGGGTGAGGGGCGCGGCCATCACTTGCTCGCCTTGACGGAGGATGTGGACTTCTTGAGCACGGCGATGCCCTTGGGGTCGAGGATCGCGTAGGAGTACATGGCCTCGGTGCGGTAGGCGATCTGGTTGACGCCCTTGAGGTCCTTGCCGGTGTTGTCGGGGTCGCCGTATTCGATGATCTCGCTCCAGATGTCGCGCACCATGCCCCACTTGATGAGGCGGAAGTCGCCGAGGAAGGCGAGGATGCCGGTCGCCGGGGTGACGAGCCGGCCGTTGACCGTGCCGGACGTGGCGGCCGGGATGCCGTCGAGGTTGCCGACCTGAAGGTTGATCGGGATCTCCGGGTAGAAGCGCTGGCCGGTGGAGGGAACGCGGATCTTGCGCAGCTCGTTCGCCATGGTCTTGGACAGGGCGATGCCGTTGATGTCGTACTCGTCGCTGACGGCCTCGGCGAGGCTGTCGATGTCGGCGACGCGATCGTCGGTGGCCGGCACGCTGACCGCGCTTTTGGCGAGCGCGTTGAAGCCTTCGAGGGTCGTTTTCTTCTTGGGGTCGAAGGCGTGGTAGACGACGTAGTCGAGGACGCGGCCCATCGCGGCGGCCTGGTCTGCCTGGATCTTGCTGATGATCTCCAGTTTGGCGTCGTCGTCGGCCCACTGGAGCTCGTTGCTGAGGCGGGTGGTGGTCTGCACCTTGAAGCGCTTGCCGACGACCGGGGTGAGGGTTTCCTCGTAGCTGGACTTCTGCGCGCCTTCGGCGACGACCTCGGCTTCGGAATTGCCGGTGAAGACCATGTAGTCCTTGTCGAGGAAGAGCTGGGGTTCGCTCGGGGACAGTGCGGCGATGGTGCTGGTGTCCTTGGCGCGCTTGGTGATGACGGTGGCTACTTCCTTGGGGAGCAGCACCTTGCTGGTGTCGAGTGCCATGATGATGGTTTCCTTTCGGATGGTTGGTGGCGGTTAGTCTTTGTTGCCGAAGAGGCTGCGCACGTATGCCTTGGCTCGTTCGTCGGCGGTTTGGCCGGCGGGGTGCTGTGCCGGGTTGGGCACGTTCGGCAGCTTCGGCGCTGGGTGCATGAGCGGTTTGAGGATGCCGGCGTGCGCCTGGATCTCCTCTAGGGTGCTGCCGCGCAATGCTTCGGCCGGGATGCCGGTCTTGGCTGATACCTGCGTCTTCCATTCGGCCTGCTGTTCCTTGGCCTTGTAGGCGGCGACCTGCGCTTCGAGTTCCTGCGTGCGCTTGGCGGCCTTCTCGGTCTCGCTCATTTGGGATTCCTTGAGCTTTTCCAGCTCGTCGGCGGCGGCCTTGTTGGCCTTGGCCTTCTTTTCCCAGTCGCGCGAGTGGCCGAGCGCTTCCTTGTATTTGGCTTCCCAGTCGGTCTCCTCGCCGTTGCCGTTCGGTTTGGCCGGCGGGGTGGGGTCGGTGGTGTCCGAACCGCCTTCGGCGGGCGGGGCGATGTATCGGATATGGGGGTGCTGGAGGTTGAGGAACATGGTTGTTCTCCTTGTGTTCGGGCCCTTTCCGGGCATTGAAAAAGCCACCCGTGCGGGTGGCTGAAAACTCTTGGCCCGGTTGGCGGGCATGAAAAAGCCCCGGCGGATGTCGGCCGGGGCTGGGATCAGTCGGCGAGCGCCAGTGCGATGAGGTTGCGGCTGGGCTGGTCGATGTGGTCTTTGGGTTTGTTGTGGTAGAGGCAGTGGAGCAGGTCGGCACGCAGCTCCGTGTCGGTTAGTGTGACGCCGGTGTCTTCGATGTTGAAGTAAGGGGTTTCGAAGCGTTCGGAGTAGTCGAGTAGGAGCAGGTCGGTGTTGTCGTTGTGGTGTTGGGTGAAGTATTCTTCTTCGCTCATGACAATGCCTCCTGAATCATGGTATTGAACATTTTAGCCGATTCGGGGAAGTAGTTGGCGATGAGCCGCCATGCTTCGGGGTTTGCCATCTGCGCGTCGAGCATTTCGGCGAACGCTTCGGTGGATTGGAGTTGTCCGCTTTGCCGGAAGTAGCCTTTGGGGTGGCCGACGCTGCCGTGGTAGTCGTCGCCTAGGGCGGCTTGGAGCATGTCTTCGACGTTGCGGTCGGTTTTTGCGGAGTTCGTCGCGATCTCTCGGGCGATGGCCTTCATGACGCTTTGTCGGCCGGCGGGCTTGTCTTCGGCCATGAGGGTTGCCTGTGTGGTGTCGAATATGCGTTGGGCGTCCCTTTTGAGCACGTCGTTGAACAGTTTGCCGTTGTGAGGGGCCCATGAGAACGAGTTCTTGTCGAGTAGCCAGTCGAGCATGTGGCCGCTTTCGTGGAAGAGGTTCTGCACTGGGCGGTGTGCGTTGTCTCCGGCCATGACGGTGTCGAGGTTGAGGTGGATGCCGCCGTCGGAGGGACTGAAGTAAGCGCCTTTGGGGAGCCGTGTTTCTTTGATGTCGTATTGGGCGGCGTATTTGGCCCAGAGCCTCGCCGCGTCTTTGTGCTCGGTTTTGTTGAGGAGCCGGTTGACGCGGCGGGTATACGCTTCGCCGAGTTGTTGTTCGAGTCTGCTGCCTCGCGGGATGCGCAGGTCTGGCGCGAATTCCGATCCGTCGGTGAACATGTCCGGCGATTCGCTGCGCATCCACGAGAGCACGGTGTTGGGATCGCTGCCGTCCCCGGCCGCTTTGGCGGCGTTCTTTGCCTGCTGGTATATGGCCTTGAGTTTGTCGGGGTCGTAGCCGTCGATCTCGGTCTCTCCCCACGAGGGGACGATCTTGCAGTCGCAGTCGTGGTGGTACCTGTGCCACTTGCCGGCGGTGTCCTCGCTGGCATAGACGAAGCCTCTGGACGCGAGCATGGCGCAGAACGCGCAGGTCTTGCCTTGGGGCACTCGCGCGTATTTGGGGCGGGTGGGGTCGTTCTGGGCGGTGAACCGTCCTGTGAGGCGTGCGGTCTCGTTGATGACGTCCTTGGCCAGGCGCGCCCAGTCGTCTTCGGTGTAGCCCTGCGTGTTGACGGCCCAGAGGTGATCCATGGTCAGGCCGGCTTTGCTTCGGCCGTTGATGATGTCGGTGAATTTCGCACCGACGTGCATGGTGTTGTTGTAGCCGCCGACGATCTGCCAGAAGGCGCGGTCCGAGCTGACCTGCGCCTCCTTGTAGTCGGGCATGCTGATGCCGGCGGCTTCGGCCCATGCGGCTCGCACGTTCCTGTAATAGTCCTGTGCGATGAGGTTGGCCTTGCGCGCGTAGTCTTCCAGTTGGCGTCGGGCTTCGGTGGTGGGATCATCGCCGAAGTAGAGGCTGTTGGGCACCATCGTCTTGGCTTCGATGATGAGGTCGGCGAGCTCGTCCTGATAGTCGTCCCACATGTCGTTGAGGTGCCCGTTGAACGCTTTACGCTGCGCCGGGCTGAGGTTGCTCAGCGGCAGGCTGTTGCTGTCCATTGGCTGCGGCCTCCTGCGTGTCGGTCTTGGCGGTGGCGATCTTGGCGCGTAGTTCGTCGATGGCGTTCTGCGTGCGCTGCTGTTTCTCGTAGGCGCGATGGGCGGCGATCTCGTCCCATGTCAGGCCGGCGCGGCTCAGGCCCACGTCGCTGTCGGCGAAGGCGGGGTTGGTGGACGCGACCTTCTGGTACCAGTCGGCGCGGGCGGCGTCGCTGGCTTCCTTGGTGGGTGCCCAGATCGGTCGCAGTTGGCGGATGTCGGCTTCGTCCGCGCCCTGGGCGGCGAGCGCCATGGCGAGGATGCTTTTGATGCTTTCGCCGAAGCGTTTGTTTTGCCGGTCGGCGGTGCGGGAGAGTTTGCGTTCGGCTTCGGCCATGGCTTCGGCGCTGGCGGGGTTGCCCATGGTGATGCCGAGGTCGTTGACGGGGATGTCGGTTTCGCTGCTGACCATGAGGGCGACGGTTCTGAGCATGTCGGAGTGCGGCTGCATTGAGGCCTGTGTGAGTTGGCGCAGTTCGGGTTTTTCGCCGTTGCGGCCGGCGGGGATGCCGTTGATGACGCTGACGATGCTGCCCCATGTGTCGGGGCTTACCTGGCTTTTGTTGGCTCCGAGGAACCAGATGCGTGGTGCCGCGTAGAATTCTGCGGTCGCTTCCATGCGCACGAGGGTGCGCAGTCCGAGGTCGGTGAGGGCCATGAGCGGGCGGGTGATGCGGCTGGAGCCGAGGGGTCGGTAGAGCTGCTGGTCGCTGACGATCGGCACGACGGTGGGGCGGTCGAAGCCGGTTTCGATGCGTTCGGCCTGCCATGTGCCGCCGTTGCGGCGGCACATGTAGACCTTGCCGGGCAGCCATACGTCGAAGCGGGTGATGTAGCCGTCTTTGTCTTTGTCGCGGATGGTCATGGCCGCGCCGATCCTGTCGTTGCCCCAGTCCCATAGGGCGCTGCTCCAGTCGGCGGCGCGTGGCGTGATCCGTATGTCGTCGTCGCCGGAGATGGTCATGAAGCTGCATCCGTGCGTGTACGCGGACACGATGGCCTGCTGGATTTTCACGCCGAACATGTTCGCCGCGACGAGGTCGTCCACCTGCGTCTGGAGGGTTTCGGGCGCGTCGATGCCTTCGAACACGGAAAGGTCGGCGAGCGCGCGGACGGCTTTGTTGGGCCAGCCGATCATTGGTTTGGCGAGGGCTTTCATGGCCGGCGGGATGCTGTAGGCGACGCCGTTGTAGTGGTAGTGGGCGAGGTAGTAGCTGGTGCGCAGTGTGTTGCGCGTGTAGTGGCGTCGCCATTGTTTGAGGAGTTCGTTGATGGTGGGCTGGTCGTCGGGGTCCACGCCGGCGATGGTGTTGGCGTAGGCGCTTTCGATGGCGAGCCAGCCGGCTTGTCCGCGCAGGATGGGGACGTCGTCGGTGTTCATGATTAGTACCATGCTTCCTGTTGTGCGGTGGGGTCTCTTCTGGTGGTCATGGCCCCGTGGAGGGCTAGGGTGACGGCGTTGAGCGGGCTGATGTCGGTGTCGTCGTCGGGTCGGTTCCATCCGAAGAGGCCGTTTTTGCCGATGGGGCGTGTGGTGGCTTTGGCGGCGGCTTGCCAGAGTGGTTGTTGGCCGTCTTCGGGCAGGTGGGTGAGGGTGCCGTCTCTGAGCATGTCCTGGAGGCGTCCGCAGGCGCGGCCCATGTCGGTGGCGGCGGTGACGGTGACGGTGACGCCGGCTTCGGCGAGGTCGGGCAGGAGCGCGGTGGCGGGGCTTTGCCCGTCGATGACGAGCGCGGCGGTTTGTTCCCAGACCTTGTCGATGAGGTTGACGGCCCACATGGTGCCGTCGTGGTTGGTGTCCCTGTATTCGGCGAGTTCGATGTGGGCGGTGCCGTCGTCGTAGCGCATGCATGCGCCGATGGTCAGGCGTGTGCGTGTGGGGTTCATGTCGATGCCGAAGCTCATGACGCCGCCTGGGCGGCGGGCGTCGATGGTGGCTTCCTCCCATTGGCGGCGGTCGATGGCGCGGCTGAGGGCGTGTTCGTCCCAGATGCCGAGGGCTTCGCGCCGGAAGTCGTCGCCGGTGAGGTTTTCCCACAGGTTGGCGATGGATTCGTCGCTGGTGTGGGCCGGGTAGCTGGGGTTGGCTTTCCTCCATTGGTCGCGGTCGAGTGGGTCGGCGTCGCGGTCGGCGGCGTATTCGACGTAGAGGGTGCTGTGGGTGCGGCCGGCGCGCGTTTTGTCCCTGAGGCGGGTGAATGCTTCGCCGTTGTCCCTTGGGCCGGGCGGGGTGCCCATGTAGATGGTCTGGGGGTTGTAGGCGCGGTTCTGGGTCGGCAGCATCGACGCCATCGCCGAGTCGGACAGGTGCTGGGCCTCGTCGATGACGAGCAGGGCGATCTTCTTGACGCCTCGCAATGCGCCGCGTTCGCGGGCGCGGAAGAAGATACGGCTGGCGGTG